TTGGTGATGGTTAATGCACTCGCTTGGAGTTGGCTTCGTGTTTGTACGCTCATGCGAAGGATTGGTCAAAGGTTGAATCGAATACCCTCACGCTGGATGCGAGATAGGTGTTGTAAGTAATCGTATTGGAGTAGGTATTGAAGCCTATCGTTGCGGTTTGTAGAAAAGCCAAGCCCGTTTCAACGACCGCCAAAGCAGCGGCAACCGTGCTATTGGTATCGTAAACTTCATACTTATACGAGCCTGTTTCAAGCGACCCCACGGCAAGCGAAAATTGGTCATAGCGGTTGGTATAGTTGGAAAGGTTGGTAGATTTCAGCAGGGTGAAATCGGTTGTGGTGTTCTTTGCGATGCTCGTGAGTCGCAAGATGTAGCGGTCCCCCGTGCTGGAACGCTCGGTCCAAGTAACCGTCAGGGTGTTGGTCGTGTCAGGGTTCAGGTAAAGCATCTGCTTGTAAATGTGCGATGCCCCCGAATTTCACAATTTGCGCCCAATCTGCCTGTACAACTCGGCCCGCTTCTTTGCGGTTTCAGCCACGTTGAACTGCTTTTTGATGTCCCTCGTTAGGTTGTCAGCCAAGCCCTTGCGAAGGTCGGGGTCAAGGATTAACTGCTTGATATACTTGTACCAGTCCTTGGGTTTGTTGTAAGCCACAAGAAAGCCATTCTCTCCGTGCTTGATTACGTCCGTGTAGGGGATGGTTTCGCTTGCGATGATGGCCTTGTTCATCCACCCTGCCTCGACCACCTTCAACTCGGACTTCAGTTTGTTGAACTTGGTATCTCGGAGCGGTGCAAGGGTAGCGTTTACGAAGTTGTAGCCTCCGACATATGAGTAGATATCCGCTGCCTGAATGCGTCCGTAGTTCGGGTTGTTCCCTTGGTCGCTTATGATTTTCTCGTAGCCCTCATATACCGGGTTGTTGTCGTTCCAACCTCCGAGGTAGAGGCGGTACTTGCCATCCAAGTTTGCGTCCCAGCGTAGTTTCTGCATACCTTCCCTAAGCAACTCCATGTCCTCGCCATGCTGCGCACCTCCGAACCATCCGAACTTGACGAGGTGCTTGTCGGGTTCTTCCTCCGGGTTGGGAATGAACTGCTGATAGGCTTCGTAGGGTTCATTCTGCAAGATGCTCAAATTCGCATTTAGAGGCCGTATGCGAGAGGCAAGGTGTTCGGTGGTACAAGTTACCCAGTCAGCCAATTTAATGTGTTTACGAATGACCTCTGCGAGTTTGGTTTGATGATAGTGGCGGTACATGATGTGGCCACTCTCAAGGACCCAGTAATCGTCCAAGTCAAGGATAACTTTCGCCCCGTATTGGGTCAGGGCTTTATAGACGTTCTCTACCTGCTCCATCGTGCCTTGACACCACAAACGGCTGAACAGGAACAGGTCAATGGACTTCAACCCCTCGTCGCTGATGGTCGTGATATTCTCAACGCAGACGTAATCAAACTCCGGGTAGTTGTCGCCAAGGTAAGCGTTCGGCATTTCAAGGCGGTAGTAACTGCACCCGGTTGGATGGGCGTTGTAAACAATACAAATCTTCATGGCCGTAAAAATAAGAAGGGCAGCCATTGCTGACTGCCCCTCTCAAACCTCAGTGATGAAAACCTGATGCGAAGATACTACGAACCGAGTATCTGCGTAGTCGATGGTGTAAAGACTGTGGATGCGATTAGGAACATCGGGTCAGGCTCCATTCCGGAAAGCGTTATTTCGTAGCCGTTTCGGTCGCCAAAGGCAGTACCACTTCCAGCGGTTCCAGCGGTTGCCTCAAGGCCATTTATAGCACCCAGCAACCAGTAACGACTGTTGTTGTCTTGAACGATGACGATGACTTTACTACGAGCGAGCAAACGGAGTTCATTGCGTACTGCGACTTGCATTTTGTTGATGGTGAAGGTTACTTCAGGTGAGTAGAAGATTGTGCCATTCTCCATGCTTGCGTTCAAAGTTTCGGTCATGGATGACGTGGCTTTGGTCAAGTCGTATTCAAAAAAACCGCTTGCATTGTATCCGGTGAACCCCGTAACCGCACCTGAAAGGTTAGCGTTACAGGACCCGGTAGAAATCCAGTTTTGGACGTAAATTGCTTTGATGCCACCGACTGAATCACGGCAGCCGAGTGTGTAACCAGTTGTTAGTGCGCAGGACATATGTGTATGGGGTTTAAGTTACAAGAGAACAAAAAAGTGAGGGGAGGTTTCCCTCCCCCCTACACATTAGGTCAAGCGGAAGTCTACAACCAAGTCTGGCCACGCTAGTTGCACGCCGCATTTGAAACTGGCTTGGAAACGTACCTGGTCGTTGTCTTTGGAGAACCAGATTGAGAACTGCTCCTCATCACTCAACAAGTCGGTTCCGTAGAAGAAGTTGCCGAGGTACGAAGAAACGATGCGGTTTGTTCCAGTCAAGCCGGGAACTGCGATGACACGAACGTTTGTGCCGGGATACATGATGTCGCCATCGGCAAGACCAGCCAAGTCAACTTGGTTGTACATGACGGCGGTGGAGGCTTTGAAAGCACCAAGCAAGGTACGGAAGTTATCCCAACCGCAGAAGATAACGAGGTCGTTCCGAGTAAGGATGGCCTGTGGAATTTGGTTGTAGATGCCGTCAAAGATGGCGATTGCGTTGCTTGTGGTGATACCAACGGATGCAGAAACCGCTCCGGTGTTACCGCTGATGGTAGAACCCGATGCAGCGTTCAACAACTGGTTGACACCACTGAAGTAAGCGTTGCCCTTCCAGATTGCGTTCTCAATAGCCTCTGCGATACGGAGAGCCTTCTGCTCGGAGAAAGCCTGCTCGAAAGGAACACCGTCGTAGGTAGAGCCAGCGGTCAACTGGGTCTGCATCCAGTATTGCTCCAATGCTCTTGGGCAAAGGGTTTCCTGCACCTTCATGCGTCCAACGGTGATATTCCGCTGGGTGAAGGCAGTCGTGCCGGAAGTTTCGTAACCGCAGGTATCACCGCTTTGAATCAAAGCATCGGTGTCCATGAGGTTGAGGGCAGCAGCGAACTTGATGCCCACCTGCTTGGTGAACAAAGACGCTGAACGGGCCGAGAACACAGCCTTGGTGATGAGAGGAAGCCTCTCTTGGTCGGTGTAGGCGTTTAGATTGCCAAAATTGTATGCCATTGTTAATGGGGGTTTAGGGGTTTAGTTTTTTTTGAGTGATTGAAGTGCTTGTGCGAGTGCGTTGAAGTTCTGCGATGCTTGAGCCTTGCGTTGCTCAACGATTGCTGAACCGCTTGCTTTTGGGGCTTCGGCAGGGAGTTCGCTGACTTTCTCAACGATGTCGGCCATGGTTTCAACTTGGCTTGCGAAGGCAGACATTTTCTCTTTCATCTTTCCCATCTCGGCATAGGCTGCCTTGAGTTCTTCCATGATGGCTCCGAGGTGCTTGGCAACGATGGCCTCCACAACTTCGGGGGTCATGGCAGGATAGGCTTCTTTAATTTCTTCAGTTACCTCAACGGCCACTTCGGGAGTGATTTCAGCAGCAACGGGCAATGGCTCGATGACCGGGGTTGCTACTTCAGCAGCGATGACCTCGACAATCTTGCCTCCTTCGGTCTTGATAGTTCCAACGCCTTCAACGACGTGTTCGCCATCGGGGGCAGGGAGTGTACCATCTTCGGCAACGACGTAAACGGCAGTCCCGGCAACGAGGTCGCCATCCACACGGACAACCGTGCCGTCAACGAGTTTGTAGTCAGCGAACGACTGCTTTTGAGTGCTGAATTTGCGGAGTTCAGTCCGCAGGGATTCGATTGCGTTTTTCAGGTTCATAGTTGATTGGATTTGTAGTTGGGGGTTAATTGTTGCAAAAAAGCGGTAAGTTCATCGGCAAGGCCAGCGAGTGCGACCTCCAGTTCGGATTCAGTCTTGTCCATACCAAAAAGCCCCTCAACGGAGAAACCCCGGAACAGGTTGCGGTTGTCCCAAACCTCGTCATTCTCGACTTTGAAGGAGCCGAACCAAGAGCCGTCGGGTGTGTCCTCATAACCTTTTGGAGGCATCACACCACGCTCGGAGTCGGTGATGTAACTCTCGAACATAAACACTCCATCCAGTTCAGCGTTGTGATAAGCGTTCACGTTGTGCTGGTTGCCTTGCTTGAAATACTTTTGGACGATTTTGCGGATGGTGGCCTTATCGAATACGACGTAGTACTCACCGTAGGTTTCGTCCTTGCGAAAGATGGGAGTGTCTGCAAGCATGAGAGGGCCGGTAAGCACTCTCCGCTCGCCTGTTTCGGTGAAGCGTTGTGGTGTCTTTGAGAATGCTTGGAATGGCCGTTCAATCGCTGGCATATCGGTGAGGGCCACGAATTGTACCCCTTCATCCACTTCATCAACGGTCATTCGGTATATGGGTAGTTCCATAGTGGTAAATGTCCTACGCCCCTAAAGTTGCAAATTCCTCCAACCTCCGAACCCTGCGAGTGCTTTGGGTGATGTCCCGTTCCACCACATAGGCTCGCATAGGCGATGAGCCTTGGCCTTGGCCCATTGCAGCACCATCGGTTCCAAGCATGGTCGTTTGTGGGTTCGCAAAGATGGGAGGAGGTGCAACCTCTCCGCCTTCACCACCCCCGGCAGTTAACGCTCCACCACCTCCACTTGCCGAACTCCCTTGGAATTGGGTCTTACTGATTTTGGCGACCTGCGCCAAGCCTGTTGCAAGGGCGATACCTGCGTCAATGAACTGACGACCCGTTGCAAGTTTAATCGGGTTCCCTCCAGCAGTCAGGGCAGCGGTTACGGCCATGAAGGTGTTGATAAGCGCTTGACCCATGCTGGCCTTCTTGTTTATCTCAAAGGCTTTCCGTTGGTCTTTCTCGGATTTGCCCAAGCCAGCGGTCAGCAAATCACCAAGCGCACCAACGGCATTTGATGCCATCTGCAAGTCCTGTTGCCTACGATTGCGTTCAATCTTCGAAATTTTGTCTGCACTATCCTCTGCAATGCCTTGCTCTTTAAGTCGCATTTCCTCGGTCAGCAGAATATAGGCTTTGGCAAACTCGTCCGAATCCGTGAATCTCTTTTTGAGGTCTGCTTCCCTTTGTTTCTTTTCTTCCCGAAGGATTGCAAGTTTCTCATCTCGCAAAGCCTTTTCCCTTGCGAGTTCATCGTTTATCCTGCCAATTTTAGCCAAGCGAAAATTCTCGGCTTCTTGACTGGCTGCCGAATCCATCGCCCTCAAATCCTCTGCATCTTTCTTCTGCTTTTCTATTGCATCGGTTCGCAGTTTGGTTTGATAAGTCAGCCTTGCGACCTCTTTCTCGTGAATCAGTTGCGCTCGCTCTTCTTCTTTCTCGGCTGCTGCAATCCTTGCGTCATAAGCAGCCATCAAGAGATTCTGAACCTTTGCCTCGCTTTCGCCTCTTGCCTCTGCGAGTTCAACCTGCCTTTGTGCCAATTCGGATACGGCTTTCAGGTCTTTAGTTTCAATACCCAAAAAATCTTTGACAACCTTTGTGAGTTTTTCCCAGTTTTCAACGAGCAATCCAACACCAACAATCGCTGCACCAATACCCGTTGAAATTAATGCAGTCCTAAAGAGGCGAAGGCTTACGATGGTTCCTTTCAGCGTCTTGTCGTACAGGGCCGTTGCAATCCTGTTGGCAGTCATTGAGATAGCCGATTCCTTTTGCAGGAGGACCGTTACCTGTTGGATTCCGTTGGCAATAGCCATGGTCGCATTGACCTGCAACATAGCCTTTTGGATGTCTTCGTTCTCTTCACCAAACAAAGCAGCAGCACCTTGGGCTATCTGAAAACCAGCAGCAACGCCTTGGACCGCTTGGGTGAATGCCTCAATGTTCTTGGTGTCCGAGCCAAGGTTCTTGACCCGTTGTCCGACATCGCCAATAGTATCGGACAGTTCCCCTGCCTCGGCTTCTAACTTCCGAAACTCTGCGGAGTTCTCTTGTCCTGCGACCGCAAGGTCAACCAGCGCACGTTGTAAATCACGGAGCCGTTTCTTTGCGGATTCAGTTCCTTGACCTGTTGAGTCTTTAAGTCCTACTTCAAGGACAATTTCTTTAGTTACTGCCATAGTTTTTATTTATCCTGCCATGATGGTAATCCCGACACAACCTCCAAGACCTGACCTTCGGTTCCTATTCCCAAGTTGACCCAAGCGGTGCCATCCCAATACTTGATGTCTCCTGCTGCATCGCCCGGAGTGAACCCTGCACCTGCTGGACCGGGGTCGCCCTGCGCACCTGTTGCACCCGTTTCACCCGGAGGACCTGCAACCGCTGGGAGTTCTTTGATGGTTGGAATGGGAGGTACTTCGTTCGGGTAGTCCGAATCCGTTGCAGGAACTGGCCCATCGTAGGGGAAGTAATAGATTTGCTTTGGGACAAACTCGGTCAAGTTGAGAATCCTGCGAAGGGTTACCCGGCAAGGCTTCTGCTGACCTATCTCGTAGTCCCGAATCTCAAGCAGCCTCCAACGGACCCCTCCGTAGTAGATAGGGGTTCGGAAGTCGAGTTGGCTGATGTCCACCGCATTGAGCATAATGGACAACTCCAACTGCATCGCCTCACGGCTGACCGTTTCTTGGACGAAGTTCCACCAATAGATGTTGAACAGGTTGTTGTTCGTGTATGCGTAAGGGTCGCTATTTGCGGCGACATTCACCGCATAATAC